ATCAAGCCAGCCAAGTCAATCAACTTTATCCAGTTGAACTTCGTGGCTGTCCGTACTGGTGTTGCCTTTGACGAAATCGTTGGTCGCTTCTAATAAATAGAGTATAGGCTCAGGAGATAATCAATGCCATTCAATGTAAATCAATTTCGTACACAGTTAAGTGGAGATGGCGCACGTCCTAATCTATTTGAAGTGCGACTCAATTTCCCAAGTTATGTGACTGGTCGTTCAACGGCACAATTAAAGTCTACATTCATGGTTAAAACTGCTCAGCTTCCTGGCTCAACACTCGGTAGCGTACCAGTAAACTACTTCGGTCGCGAAGTTAAAGTTGCTGGCAATCGCACGTTTGCTGACTGGACAGTAACAGTAATTAACGATGAAGACTTTATTATCCGTAATGCAATGGAATCATGGGTCCGTGGAATCAACGATAACGAAACAAACTTACGTGCTGCACTCACGACACAGCAATATGCTGCTGATGCTGAAGTGTTCCAATACTCAAAGGCTGGTGGGTCACCAATCAAGAAGTATAAGTTCGTCGGTATGTTCCCAATCGATATCGCTGCAATCGACCTAGACTGGGGTTCAAACGATGCAATCGAAGAATTCTCAGTTACCTTCCAATATCAGTACTGGACTACGCAAGATCAAAACGTGGCTAGAACTGGTGTTCTTGGCGGTCTACTCGCTTAATTTGAATAAGGGGAGAGGGGCAACTCTCTCCCCATTCTATATGATGGAGCACACATGGCTATAAATCTTTTCGGTTTCGAGATCCTTCGAAAAAAGCCTGAAGTACAACTTCAGCCTCAGGTTTCTACACCTGTAAGCGATGATGGTGCGATCACCGTCACTGCTGGTGGTTACTTTGGAACTTATCTAGATCTTGAAGCAAGTTTTAAAAATGAAAATGATCTTATCACTCGTTATCGAGAGATGGCAATGCAGCCTGAACTCGAAGCAGCGATTGATGATATCGTAAATGAAGCTGTTGTTCATGACGTTACTGGCAAGTCAATTACAATTCTACTAGACGACTTAGAGCAGCCAGATAAAATCAAAGACATGATTCGCGAAGAATTTGATAACGTTCTTCGTATGTTAGACTTCTCTAATTTTGGTCCTGATCTATTCCGTCAATGGTATATCGACGGAAGATTATTTTACCAAGTTTTGATCGATGAGAAACAGCCACGTCTTGGTATTCAAGAATTGGTTTATATCGATCCAAGAAAAATCAAGAAAGTTAGACACGTTGTAAAGAAAAAAGATCCTAGAACTGGTGTTGATGTTGTTCAGGGCGTACAAGAATTTTACGTCTTCAACGAAAGAGCAACGCTTCAGGGACAGAATATGGTTTCGTCAGCAGCTGATGCTGGCGTAAAGATTGCAACTGATGCAATTGTGAATGTCAATTCTGGTCTTATGGATGCAAAAAGACAACTTGTATTATCGTACCTTCACAAAGCCATCAAGCCACTCAATCAATTACGCATGGTTGAAGATGCGGTAGTTATCTATCGTCTATCGCGTGCACCAGAACGTCGTGTGTTCTACATCGACGTTGGTAACATGCCTAAGATTAAATCAGAGCAATACTTGCGCGACATTATGACAAAGTTCCGCAATAAGGTTGTCTATGATTCAGCCACTGGCGAAGTTAAAGACGACCGCAAGTTTATGTCAATGATGGAAGACTTCTGGATCCCACGTCGTGGTGAAGGTAAGTCAACAGAAATTACAACTCTACCAGCAGGACAAAATCTAGGTGAGTTGGCTGACGTTCAGTATTTCGAAAAGAAGCTCTACCGATCACTAAATGTTCCTGTTTCTCGCTTAGAACAAAACCAAGGGTTTAGTTTAGGTCGTTCAACAGAAATTACACGCGATGAAATTAAGTTCAGTAAGTTTATTAATAAACTTCGTACCAAATTTAGTTTATTGTTCGATGAGTTGATGGAAAGACAGTTGGCTCTAAAAGGCATCTGCTCCGTCGACGAATGGCAAAAATTAAAAGAAAAGATTCACTATGATTTCCTTAAAGACAACAACTTTATGGAACTCAAAGAAGCAGAGTTAATGGCAGCACGTTTACAACTTATGTCACAAATCGACCCATACGTTGGAGTATACTTCTCGAAGGGTTGGGTGCGTAAACATGTTCTACAATTTGATGAAGAAGGCATTGAAAGAATGGCGAAGGAGATGGCTGAAGAAGAGGCTGCTCAACCACAAGAGCCTATGTCTCTCTCAACACCACCCCCTTCAAATCTTGCTGAACCAGCTGCGAATAATGTCGCAGCACAACCAACAGTATCACCTTCAGCAAATGATCTAAACCAATCGTTTAATGCTCAAATTACTAAATAATAATTGGAGATTTTTATGAACACTATCGATTTAGTTAATGCTGCACTAGTTGGAGATTCAGGAGCATTTAAGAATGCTTTTGACGCTGCGATTTCAGCGCGTGTAAATGATGCACTTGAAGTAAAGAAAGTTGAGATTGCGTCTTCACTACTCACACCAGAAGTACAAACAAATGAAATTGAAGGACTTGAGACAGAAATTGACGGAAGCGCCGAATCAGAAGTCGATGCAGGCGTCACCTCAAACGCAGAGTAATACTTCAGACGCTGAATTGCGTCAAAAGTTAAACGCTGCAAAAACAACATTGGGAATTAAAGGTCTCAATGTGAGTGCTGCTGCATCGGGTCATGCAAAAGTAACAAAAGCAATTGCTGCAAATCCTAAAGCACAATTTAGTCAGGTGATTAATAAACTATCGCCAACTGAAAGAACAAATTATATTGCGGCAACATCACAAGTTCCATCAGATGCTCTCTCATCAGATGTTCCAATGAATCGTTTTCGTCGTCAGTTACAAGTTTTGAAACCAGCTGCAACGACTAAAAAGTCATTAATGAATTCATACGAAATTATCGACAAAGAACAAATTTGTGAAGCAACATTGCGCGATGAAGTAAATCCACCACCAATGCTTGTATTAAAAAGAACAGGCATTCGTATTTTCCCAGATGGTCGTCGCGTTGCAATGTATGTTAATTCTAGAATGGGATTAACGTTCACAATTCCATATAGCCCAACTGGCACATCAACTGATGCAACAGTTCCTGGCGTAAAAACCGAAGAAGTTGAGCATGTTATGGAAAGCCTTGATCAAGTATCAAAATATGCTCAAGAAGAATTACCAAAACAAACATCACGTCATATGAAGTTTGCTGATGGATCAAAGTTGAGAGTTAGCCATGGCGCTGCAAAAGCCATTCATATGGTTCACGGCGCATTGAACGATGAGAATAAAAAGAAATTTGCTGATATGCTCACAAGCCCAAAGGGGTTTGAGAAAGCAGCACATTTTGCATTAAGTAAAGTTCAATTTACAATTGGTGACAAATGAGTATCATTTCAGAAATTGTAAGAGAAATTATTGCTGAAGCCAATATTCAAAAAATTGGTCGTAAAAAACTAATTCGCGCTCGTGTTCGTGGTGGCAAGGTTCAGCGCCGCAAAGTCTTTTCTGCTGTAAAAGGTTTTACGATTCGTGGTGGTAAACTAGTTCGTATGAAGCCACAAGAGCGTTTACGCAGAAAGATGGCTGCGCGCAGAGCAAAAGTAAAGCGCAAAGCAAAGATGGCTCGAGCACTTATAAAAAGAAAAAGATCTCTCATGAAGAGAAAAGCATTGGGGATACGTTAATGAAATTAATTACCGAAAACATCAATGATGTTAGAGTTATCACCGAGGAACAAAACGGTGTTAAAACACTTTACATCACAGGACCATTTCTTGTAGCAGAAATGAAGAATCGTAATGGTCGTATGTATAAGACCGATACGCTTGCTAAAGAAGTTGGTCGTTATAACGAAGAGTACGTTACTAAGAATCGCGCATTTGGTGAATTGGGTCATCCAGATTCACCATCAATTAATCTAGACCGAGTCTCTCACTTGATCACCTCTTTAAAGCAGGAAGGTAATCAGTGGATCGGTAAGGCAAAAATTCTTGAAACACCAATGGGTAAGATCGCCAAGTCCCTTATGGAAGGCGGTGCAACTCTCGGTGTCTCGTCACGTGGCATGGGTTCACTCAAAGAAGTAAACGGTGTCAACGTGGTTCAAGATGACTATTATCTAGCCACAGCGGCTGATATTGTAGCGGATCCGTCCGCACCTGGTGCTTTTGTTCAAGGTATTATGGAAGGCAAAGAGTGGGTTTGGGATAATGGTAAAGTGAAGGAAATCGACGTCAATGCCTATTATGAGCAGATTAAAAGAGCAAAGCAAAAACAGATTGACGAAGTTTCATTGAAGATCTTTGAAAACTTCTTGTCAAAACTTTAAAATTTATAAATAATATTACTTCTTCAGGAGTTAAAACAAATGAGTAAGACATTATCAGAATCCGCTGCAGAAATTCTAAAAGCATCGATGAATGCTCATAAAGACGCAGCTGTAAAACTACCAGGCGAGATGGACGATCTCGGTGGTTCAACAAACGAAAAGCCAGAAGGCGATGACGTTGGTAAGAAGGCTGCTGCTGATGGTAAAGAAGCACCAAAGCCTGGTAAGTCATCTGTCGCTGGTGATACGAAATTCGGAACCGTTAAGTCAAAGGGTCTTGCAAAGCCAGTAGTTGGTAACATGAATCCAAGTTTGGGTGAAGAAACAGAGGAAGAAGAAACTATTCTCGAAGACTCTGAAGAAGAAGAGACTCTCCTTCCAGAAGCCAAGCATAAAGATGAAGATGAAAAAGAAATGGAAATGGCTGACGACGAAGATGATAAAGAAGAAGACGAAGAAGAAGCAAACGAAGCCTGGAAGAAGTCAATGCTTGCCAAGCATAAGGGCAGCATGAAGGAAGATGTCGATGCGCTATTCAATGGCGAATCACTCTCTGAAGAGTTCCGCACAAAAGCAACAACAATCTTCGAAGCTGCTGTTCAATCACGTGTTGATTCTATCCTTGAAGACGTAATGGCTGAGAACGATAAGGTTCTTACAGAAGCCGTTGATGCTCTTAAGGAAGAGATCGCTGGTCAAGTCGACGAATATCTAAACTATGTCGTTGAACAGTGGGTTGAAGACAATAAGGTTGCTGTAGAAACAGGTTTGCGCGCTGAACTCGTTGATGATTTCATCGGCGGTCTCAAGAATCTATTCGCAGAGCACTACATCGAAATTCCTGAAGAGAAGGTTGATGTAGCAGAAGAACTTGCTGCTCGCGTTGCTGAACTTGAAGAATCAGTTGCCAAGTCAACAGAAGAAACAAGCGCAACAATCGCTTCCCTAACAGAACAACTCAATGCTGCAAAGAAGAACGAAGCAATTCGTAAGATCTGCGAAGGTCTAACAGAAGTGCAGATTGAGAAAATGAAATCGCTCGCAGAGGGCGTGGAGTTCACCACAGAAGGTGAGTTTGATAATAAGCTCGCAACAATCCGCGAGAACTACTTCCCAAGTAAAACCAATGTGAAGAGTGAGGTAAAGGCACTTCAAGAAACAGCTGTTGAAGAGTCAGAAGTAGCTGAAGTTCATGGTATGATGGCACATTATGTTAAGGCAATTACAAAAACGGCTCCAAAAGCCTAATCAACTCATCTTTCTTAACGGAGAAATAAAAAATGTATCTTAATGAAACATATGCAAGAAAGTGGGCTCCAGTTCTAGATCACGGCGATCTACCAAAAATTACTGACCCATACAAGCGTGCAGTTACTGCACTCGTTCTAGAAAACCAAGAACGCGCCCTAATGGAAGAATCACGCTCAATGCAAAATCTTTGGGAAGCTGGTTCAGTCGCTGGTGGCGGTCTACCAAACAACATCGGTGGCGGTTCGTCACCAGTAGTTGGTGGTGAAGGCTCAATCAAGGGCTTCGACCCAATTCTAATCGGATTGGTCCGTCGCGCACTACCAAACCTAATGGCTTATGACATCTGCGGCGTTCAGCCAATGACTGGTCCAACAGGTTTGATCTTCGCAATGCGTTCAACATACGCATCTGCAACAGCTCGTGGTGGTGAAGCTCTTTATAGCGAAGCAAACACAGGTCACTCAGGTAATGCTGCTACTGGCACACAGTCAACACTATCTGTCAATCCTGGTAATGCTAACTCATCAATCTTCGGTCTTGATAACACTGGTCCTGGCTTCTCAACAGCCTTTGGTGAATCAGCAAACCTAGCACAGATGGGCTTCCAAATCGATCGCGTTGCTGTTACAGCAAATACACGCGGTTTGCAAGCATCATACACGCTAGAACTTGCACAAGACCTCAAGGCAATTCACGGTCTAGATGCAGAAACAGAATTGACAAATATCTTGTCAACTGAAATTCTAGCAGAAATCAACCGCGAAGTTGTTCGTACTGTTTATGCAACTGCTAACGCAGGTATCACAAACAATGCAACAGGAAACGTCTTCAACCTATCTTCTTCAAGCGACACAAGCGGTCGTTGGCAAGTAGAAAAGTACAAGTCACTCTTGTTCGCAATCGAACGCGCTGCTAACAAGATTGCCAAGGACACACGTCGTGGCAAGGGTAACATGGTCATCGTCTCAACAGACGTTGCATCAGCCCTAGCAATGACAGGTCTACTTGACTACAACTCAGCACTAACTGGTCAAACGAACCTAACAGTTGATGACACAGGCAACACATTCGCTGGTACGCTCTTCGGACGTATCAAGGTCTATGTTGACCCATACTCTGTTTCTGGTACAGACTACTGCGTAGTAGGTTACAAGGGCACCAACGCTTATGACGCTGGTCTCTTCTACTGCCCATACGTTCCACTCCAGATGGTACGTGCTATCGATCCACAAACCTACCAGCCAAAGGTTGGCTTCAAGACACGTTATGGTCTAGTAGCAAACCCATTCGCAACTGGTGCTGGTACTGGTGCTCTAGCAAACGACACGAACATGTACTACCGCAAGTTCGTCGTTCTAAACATCAACCAATAATTGATGTGCTAGTAAGTTATTGCCGACTTTATAAAAATAATAAGGCAAAGAACTGGGGGGAGTCGAAAGACTCCCCCTTTTTTACACCTAAATAGTTGTATCGTTTCTAGGAATAGAAAGAATGACAGCACTTACGCGCACACCAACAAATACTGACTTACTACAAAGTACCAAATTTAGAGTGACGTTCGATCGTCTCCCTGGAGCAACATACTATTGTCAAGCAGCAAATTTGCCTGGAGTTTCTCTTACAGAAGTTGTTCGCGCAACACCGTTTATTGATTTGTTTGTTCCTGGCGAAAAAATGATTTATGATTCATTCAACATCACTTTTCTTGTTGATGAAGATTTGCGTTCATGGACAGAACTACATGACTGGATTCGCGGCATCACATTCCCAACTGATTTCAAAGAATATGTTGACCTCGCTCGCCAATCAAAGGCACCATACATTCGTGGGCGCGAAAAGAACAAACCACAATATTCAAGCGCAATCATGACAATGTTTACGAACAAGAATAATCCAAACTTTCGCGTGAAGTTTGTTGACTTGTTTCCAACATCATTGTCAACAATTATGTTCAACTCTATGGACAGCGCAGAGAATATTGCTGTTGCTGATGCAACCTTTAGATTCGCATATTATGAATACGAAAGAATATAGAGTATAATTCTTGAAGCTCGGTTCAAAACCGACATACTCATTATAGTTGTATTATGGGCAAGAGTAAAATCTTGTAGGAGACTTTATGAAACAATTTCATATGATTGCTGGTCTGCCAAGATCAGGTTCGACTTTGTTGTCGTCCATTCTCTCTCAAAATCCACAATTTCATACTGGGATTTCTGATCCGTTAAACGGAGCAATCAGTAGAATTATACGAGAATTTTCAGTTGGCGGTGTAGCCACTCAATGCACTGAAGAACAAAAGTTGTCTGCATTGAGTAGATTTATTGATGGATATTATAATCATATCGATAAACCTATAGTCTTCAATACATCAAGATATTGGACAGGAATGCTGCATGTTATGGATAAACTTAGATCTAATGCAAAAGTAATCTGCTGCGTTAGAGATATTCCTTGGATTATTAATTCATTTGAACTTTTGCATAAAAAAAGTCCAACTTTACTTCCGTCTGAATGCACCGAGGATGATGTTTATAGAAGATCTGATTATTGGTTTAATAATTTAGTTGTAAAAAATTTAAATTCTTTGAAAGAAGGATTTTTTAGTCCATATAAAGAGAAGATGTTGTTTGTTGAGTATGAAAATCTTGCTCGTGAACCACAAAAAACAATGAAAACAATCTACAAGTTTATAGGTGAACCATACTTTAAACATGATTTCAATAATGTTGAATCTTCTCATGATGAATTTGATATTGCGAAGCAACATGTGGGTCTGCATAAAACTAGAAAAAAAGTAGAGTTTATTGAGCAAGCACCAGTTATTCCACCTGATCTTTGGCGAGCATTCTCTGGACAAGAGTTCTGGCGCGACTTTACTTCACAGTGAGAATGTTATACAATATAGTTCCGATTTTAACATGACATTGCTATGAAATTAGAGACATTGCCACTTGAAGAATTGATGATTCAGTGGGAGAAGGATTCTGAAATTGATACCACAGAACCTGGCAAAGAGATTTTGCGAATTCCATTGATTCACAACAAGTATAACAAATATCTTTCATTGCACAATCTTGCCGCAAAACGCTGCGCTCTTGAGTTCGATAAATTAAAGAAACTCAAGTGGATGTATTACAATGGCAAACTTGATCAAGAAGAATTGGACAAACTTGGTTGGGAACCATTTCGTTTTACTCTCAAGTCAGATATCTCGGTATATCTTGACGGCGATGACGATCTAAACAAACTCAAACGCAAGAAAGCCTACCATGAAGAAGCAGCAAAGTTTTGCGAAAACGTGATGAAAGAACTCAATAATCGAACTTGGCAATTACGTGAGTATATGGGCTGGGAGAAGTTTATCCAGGGTGCTCGATGATAGAACACGTCGTTGTTGAAAAAGTAAATAACATTTACGTCCAAGTAACTGCTGAACCTGCCATCTTGCAAGAGATGGCAGAGTTCTTTACATTTTCAACTCCAGGCTATCAATTTTCTCCAGCCTTTCGAAATAAATATTGGGACGGAAAGATTCGACTTTTGAATCTAAACACACGACAAATCTATCTTGGTCTTGTTCCATATATCAAGAAGTTTTGCAAGGACAGCAACTATACCTGCGAGTATATCGATGAAGAGAAGGAAATCTATCCTGTTGACACCAAAAATTTGGCTTCGGCTCTTTCTTTGTCGATTGAGCCCAGAGATTATCAGTTACTTGCGTCTAGCGTCGGACTTACAAAAAAGAGAACTGTACTCATTTCACCAACCGCGTCAGGAAAATCGTTAATCATTTATATGATGATTCGTCACCTGCTGAACACAGGTAAGAAGCGCGGATTGTTGATTGTTCCTACGATTAATCTCGTCACTCAGATGCACAGTGACTTCAAAAACTATTCATCTGTCAATGGATGGGATGTAGAAAAATACTGCCAGAAGATTTATGGTGGCGAAAGTAAAATTCCTGATAGTGATTTGATTATCTCTACATGGCAGTCAATCTATGACATGCCAAAGAAATACTTTGCGCAGTTTGATTTCATCATCGGTGACGAAGCACATACGTTTAAAGCCAAGTCATTGACAAGCATCATGACCAAATTGATTAACTGTGATGTGCGTATTGGCACGACAGGCACACTTGATGATAGTAAGGTCAATAAACTAGTCCTTGAGGGATTGTTCGGTCCTACATTCAAAGTTATTTCCACAAAGGAACTGATTGAGCGTAAACAACTCGCCAACTTCAGCATTAAGTGCATTGTGTTAAAGTATCCAGAAATAGTTTGTAAGTCAATTAAAGGTTTCGCGTATCCAGAAGAAATGAACTTCTTAACCCAACACGAAGGGCGAAACAACTTTATAAGCGATCTTGCAGTCAATCTCAAAGGAAATAGTCTTGTTTTATTTACTTATGTTGAAAAACACGGTAAGATATTGTATGACTTGATAACGGAAAAGGTCAAGAATAGAAAAGTGTTTTTTATTCATGGTGGGGTTGAAGCAGAAGATCGCGAAGCGGTGAGACATATCACTGAACAAGAAAACGATGCGATCATTGTGGCAAGTTACGGTACGTTCTCGACAGGTGTCAATATCCGTAACCTACACAATATTGTATTCTCTTCTCCGACAAAGAGTAAGATTCGTGCTCTGCAGTCAATTGGTCGTGTGTTACGTTTAGGTGAAAATAAAGAAGCAGCCACGTTATACGATATTGCTGATGATCTACGTTATGGTCCATATACTAATTTTACACTAAAACATTATGAGGAAAGAGTGAAGATCTATAGTGAAGAGAAATTTCCCTTCACAACCAATAATGTAAGGATAAACTAATGCCAGAATCAAAAGAATTAAAATTCGTTAGATTAAAAGATCAATGGCAAGATTTGGTTGGATATGTGACATATAAAGATGAATGTATCTTAATTGAAACACCACTTAGAATTGAAGTTGAGACTTTGTTTGATGAAGGTCGTCAAATCTTATCAATGCAAGAGTTTTTACCTCAATCGGTGATTGAAATTAGAGAGATTGAAATTCCTACTGATGCAGTTATGTTTGTGACTCCTGTTAAAGACGATTTCGTTGAGCAATATGAATATGTGAGCGACTTTTTCTATAACAATAAGCATACACCAGATACCTCTAAGAAGAAAAAGAAAAAAGCAGATTCAGAAAAACTTAAAGAAAACGTTGAGAATGTCGTATCAATTCTAGAAGCAATGGCAAAAAAAGATAAAGGACCAGTACACTAATTTATGGCAAAAAATCATTATATCAATAACAAAGATTTCCTCAAGGAAATGACTGCATACCGCACAGCAATTCGTAAAGCAAAGAGACTTGGGCAACCAAAGCCACAGATTCCGCGTTACGTTGCTGAATGCTTTATGAAGATTGCTGAGAATCTTTCACACAAACCTAATTTCTTGTCATATACTTTTAGAGACGAAATGGTTGCTGACGCGATTGAAAACTGCGTAATGTACGTTGGCAATTTTGACCCTGCAAAATCAAGCAATCCATTTGCCTATTTCACTCAAATAACGTATTATGCATTCTTACGCCGCATTCAGAAAGAAAAGAAACAGTTGTATGTCAAATACAAGGCTACCGAAACTGCTGGTACTCTTGACGAGTTCGAGTTGAACGAAAACGAAGATGGGACTTTTAGGCAGTTCGAATTATATGAGAATATCTCAGAGTTCATCAGTAACTATGAGAACGCAAGAAAAGCAAAGAAAGCAAAAAGGGCTGGTTTGGAGAAGTTTGTAGATGAAGATAGCAATTCTGGGTGACACGCATTTTGGTATGCGCGGTGATAGCATCGCATTTCATAACCACTATCGCGAGTTTTATTTAAATACGTTTTTCTCTTATTTGGTGCAAAATGGAATTACCACCGTCTTTCAGTTGGGTGACTTATTTGATCGTAGGAAGTATATTTCTTTTCAGTCTCTTGCTTTGTGCCGTCGTTATTTTTTTGATCAGTTTGTAAAGCATGGGATACATCTGCATACACTGATTGGCAATCACGACATCACATTCAAGAATACTTTAGAGATCAATTCACCTGATCTTCTTTTGCGCGAGTATGCGCAGAACGTAACCATTTACGAAGAACCAAGCACATGGAACAATATCGATATCATTCCATGGATTTGTAAAGACAATGAACAAGCCATAGGCGAGTTTATCAATGAAAGCACAAATCAAATGTGCTTTGGTCACTTTGAACTGCAAGGCTTCGAAATGGATCGTGGTAATATTTGCCATGAGGGTATGGACCCTGCAACGTTGCAAAAGTATGATCTAGTTCTTTCTGGACACTTTCATCACAAGAGCAACAGTGGTAGTATTGTATATGTTGGCACTCCTGGTGAGATGACTTGGAGCGACTATAACGATGAGCGTGGTTTTCATATTCTGGATACAGAAACTCGTAAACTTGAGTTTGTACCAAATCCAAACAAGATGTTCTATAAGATTCAGTATAACGATGACGATATGTTCTATAACGATATAGTCAATGCTGACTATTCTCATCTAAATGGAAAGTATTTAAAGATTGTCGTTGAGAAGCGAAATAATTCTTTCTTGTTTGATGCTTTGCTTGATACAATCGCAAAAGCAGCACCACTAGAAGTTTCTGTTGTTGAAGATTTTTCTGAGATTACTGACAACGTTGAAGTTGATATTGACCAAGCCGAAGATACAATGACAATCTTAAATAAGTATGTCGATGGCTTGACATTGCCAGTAGAATCAGATAAAATAAAGACAGTTCTGCGCGATGTATACAATGAAGCATTGTCTATGGAGACAGCGTGATTCTATTTAAAAAGGTTCGTTACAAGAATTTCCTTTCTACTGGAAATGTCTTTACTGAAATTCCTCTGAGCGAAAACGCAACAACGTTGATCGTTGGAGAAAATGGTGCAGGAAAGTCAACTTTCTTGGATGCTATCACATTCTCATTGTTTGGTAAGCCATTCCGCAATATCAATAAGCCACAACTTGTAAACTCAGTCAACGAAAAGGATTGTCTTGTCGAAGTTGAGTTTGATATTGGTAAAAAGTCATATAAAGTTATTCGTGGTATTCGACCAAACGTATTTGAGATCTATTGTGATGGTGAACTGTTAAATCAAGACGCCAAAGCAAAAGATTATCAGGATCATCTTGAAAAGATTATTCTCAAGATGAACTACAAGTCATTTACGCAAATTGTTATTCTCGGATCGACCAACTTTACTCCATTCATGCAGTTGTCAGCAGCGGACCGTCGCACTGTCATCGAAGATCTGCTTGACATTCAGATCTTTTCTGCAATGAACGTAATTGTGAAGGGTAAGATTCATACTCTAAAGGACGAAGCAGCACAACTCAAGATTCAAATTGACAACACACGCGATAAAATCGAACTACACAAGAAACATCTTGATGAACTCAAGAAGAATACAAAAGAAATCGTAGACGCAAAGAAACAAGAAGTGAATGAAAACACGGCATCACTCTCAGCACTTGAAGTCGAAGCGACTGATAAAGAAACGCAAATTGAAAGTTTATTAAACGAAGTATCAGATGACGATTCAACCAGTAAAAAATTCAACAAACTAAATCAACTTGAAGCCAAGATTGAAGGGAATATTCAGAAACTCGAGAAAGACATCGAGTTCTATTCTGTAAATTCGACTTGTCCAACCTGCGATCAGGCTATCAATAACAAAGACGAAAAAGTACACACCTGTAACAGTAAAATCACAGAACTAACTGAAGGTCTAACAAAACTAAAGGAAGAGAGTGATGCCGTTCTACGTCGAATCAATACAATTAAAGCCACGCAGCAAAATCTCAAGATTCTTGAGCAAGACCTCGTGCGCATTAATACTTCTCGCAAGCAGGTTCGAAACTATATTGCGAAACTTGAAAAAGAAATTAGTGAAATAGAAAGTAAGCCAGCCATGAGCGATGAGTTCAAGGCACAATCAAAAGAATTACTCAATGCATTGCAAGGATTTAACGATAAACGAAAAGAAGTATCTGAACAAACACAAAACTACGATATTGTCGCGCAGTTGCTTAAAGATGGTGGGATTAAGTCGAAAATCATTAAGCAATACGTTCCAGTTATCAACAAACTGGTTAATAAGTATTTGGCTGCGATGGACTTCTTTGTCAACTTCAACATTGACGAGGAGTTCAAGGAGACCATCAAGTCTCGTCACCGAGATGATTTCAGTTATGAAAACTTCTCAGAGGGTGAAAAGAAACGTATTGATCTAGCACTGTTGTTCACTTGGAGGTCGGTCGCCAAACTAAAGAACAGTGTCAATACCAATCTTCT